ATTATTACAGAGACCAAAACTTAGTCGCAGAAGTACAAGACACAGTAATTGACGGGTTCAACTATTTAGGCGATTTCAATACCATACAAAAAAGAGCATGGCAACATGACTATTTCACTTCTGCCCTTCCATGGACACAAAAAGGCCCAGAAGCAACTATACCACTAGGAACAACAGCACCAGTATCACTAATTGATACACCAGTACAACCTATGATAGTTACTGATTTAGCAGGTGGTGCACCCACTGGAAACACACTTTATGCAGGTAACTCAAATCAATTATCTTTAGGTAACTTAACTCAACAATTAGTATTAGACCCTAATAACCAATTAGAAGCAGACTTATCAACAGCAGCAGCAGCATCAATAAACGAATTAAGACGAGCATTTAGATTACAAGAATGGCTCGAAAGAAACGCAAGAGGCGGTTCAAGATATATCGAAATTATACAATCACATTTCGGAGTAAAATCATCAGACGCAAGATTACAAAGACCTGAATTCTTAGGTGGGTCATCTACTCCAGTTACTATAAGTGAGGTTTTACAAAATTCCGAATCTGGGGTAGCATCCACCGATCCAACACCACAAGGTAACATGGCCGGACACGGAGTATCAGTAGGCCAATCAAACAATGTATCATACATGTGCGAAGAACACGGATTTATTATAGGAATAATGTCCGTAATGCCAAAATCAGCATATCAACAAGGAATACCAAAAGTATTTAGCAAATTCGACAAATTTGACTATTTCTGGCCATCATTCGCAAACATAGGCGAACAACCAATACTAAATCAGGAGTTATATCACGATGCATCAGACAACAAAAACGATGACGTATTTGGATATACACCAAGATACGCAGAGTACAAATACATACCATCAACCGTACACGGTGAAATGAAAACAACACTAGACTTCTGGCATATGGGTAGAATATTCCCTAGCAGACCATTATTAAACGAAGGTTTTATTGAATGCGATGCTACAGAAGTAGATAGAGTATTTGCAGTAGCAGAAACAGAAAAATTATACGTGTATTTACACAACAATATCAAGGCAAGAAGACCGATGCCATACTTCGGTGTACCAACAATTTAACAATGAGAAGAAGAAGAAAAGGAAAAAAATCATACGGATTTAAAAAATCCATGGCAAAACAAAAACGTAAAAGTAAAAAGTACAACTCCTTTAGGATATCAAGGGGTGGAATAAGACTCTAATATGCAATGTATCACACCAATCACGGTCAGGAACAAAACAAAAGATATAAACAATCAGAATCTTTTCGTCACTGTGCCGTGTTCAAAGTGTGTAGCATGCCTTAAAAGACGAACAGGACACTGGTCCTTTAGAATCAACCAAGAAGCTAAAATAAGCTCATCTGCGGCGTTTTTAACGCTAACATATGCAGAAGAACCAATTTCAGACAATGGCTTCCCTACCCTAGTCAAAAAAGACTTTCAGGACTTTTTTAAACGTTTACGTAAAACAACAAACAACAAGCTAAAATATTACGCTTGTGGCGAATACGGTACAAAAACTAAACGCCCACATTACCACGCAATCGTATTCAATTTACCACACAGTTTTCTAAAAAAACCAGAAAAACTGGACCCAATATGGGGACATGGACATACCATGCTTACCCATTCAAATGCACTTACAATTAATTATGTCGTGGGATATATTAACAAAGGCACTTTCGAAAGAAACAGCGTCCACGATGATAGACTTAAGGAATTCTCACTTATGTCGAAAAAAATGGGTATGAACTATTTAACACCAAAAATGATTGAATACTACAAACAAAGACAAGTTGCGTGTATTATACACGAAGATGGCCATATACTTTCTATGCCAAGATATTATAAACAAAAAATCTTTACTAAAAAAGAACTTAAAATCATTAACGATGAGTACCAAAAAGTCAACGCTCACAAGTTTGATATCCAAACTACAGAAGAAGCGAGACTTGATTTAGAAGCAAAAAAAATGCTTATATATAAAAACGAAAAACAACTAAAACTAAAAAGAGTAAAACTATGAAACTTAGAAAACAATTTACAGCAGGATATGAAGGAACATCTGGTCCTTCACCAGACACAACACTTATGACACAACCAGACATGACAATGTCAATACGTGATCTGCTTGACAGACACTCAAGAGGTTTACCTCTAACAACTAATCAACGAACCGGAGAATATTTCGATACCGAAATACCACGATTCTACGATTTAACAGATATGTTAAAATATAAACAGGAACTTATGGATAGAAACAAATCTATAAACAATCTCATAAAAGATGAGAAAAAAGCTGCAAAGCAGCGAGAAAAAGAAAATCTTAAAAAAACAGAAGATTTACAAACTTCCGATAAAAACGAAACCTTAGTTAACTAAGGTTTTTTTTATGGAAAAAAGCGAAGCGCAAAAGCATTAATACATACTTGATATATTAATGCTAATTGACACAACACTAAAAATCAGTTAGTTACGACAGAAGGAGGGAGGCACGACCAACGCACAACAAAACAAAACGATAAAAAGTTTGGCAATTAAAAAAAAAAAACTATATTTACATCAAATCAATGTAAAACCAGTCCCATAAACTACCAGGTTACGTAACCTGTTAAACATAGTATAAATTATGGGACATAAATTAAACACTTATGTCACAAACAACAAATTTCAAAACAGAACAAGAGAAAAAACAACAGGAATTATTAAACAAAATAATCCTAAACCACTGCGTAGCATGTCATCAACAATTGGATTTACTCCAATTAAGATTAATCAACTTTGAAGACTTAGTCGAAGGCGTAAGAGAAACATTACGAAGAACAACATATGAGTTAAAAGACCACAAGGAAACCTTTCCTCATAAATTACCACAAAACACAAATAAACCAAAATTAACTAAAGTATAATGCCAATAGCACCAGCACTTATCGCCGGAGGCGCATCAATAATAGGCAATGTTTTAGGTAACATTGGATCAAAAAAACGTCAAAAAAGGGCTGACAAAGCCAATATAAAATTTTGGCAAATGCAAAATGCATACAATGATCCAGCACAACAAATGTCCAGACTCAAAAAAGCAGGGCTAAACCCAAACCTCGTTTACGGTCAATCCGTAAGCGGGGCGACCGGGCAGGCAGGTGCAGTAGCACCTTCAAAAGCAGCACCCTACTCTATGGACTTAGGCACAGCCGCAAACAATTCTATGGCAGCATATCAAACACAAGCACAAGTTAATAATACAGATATGGATACTGCCCAAAAAGCCTTCAAATTAGGCATAGATAAAAAATATGCAGCAGAAACTATAGAGCAAGAACTTACAAATGTAAGATTAGGCAACGCACTAAAAGTTATTGAAAATAACGTAGCACAAGGCGTAATGCAAGACAGAATAAAACTTGCAGCTGAAAACTTAGCTATAGCTAAAGCAACATTAACAGGTAAACAACTTCAAAACGCAATACTAGAATTTGACGCAGACATGAAAGACATGAATGTATCTGGAAATTCTTGGGCAGCATCAATATTAAAACTAATTCTAGGTACAGCAAGAGATACCTATAACAACTTTAAACCATAATTATGAGTATATTTAATCAAGTATCAGTAAAAAAACCATCGTCAAACACATTTGACCTGTCACACGACAGAAAATTCTCAGCAACAATAGGAGAATTAACACCAATATTAGTACAAGAAACAGTACCAGGCGACAAGTTCAACATTAACAGTTCACAAATGTTAAGATTTGCACCAATGGTAGCACCAATAATGCACAAAGCATCAGTCTACACACATTTCTTCTTTGTACCAAACAGAATATTATGGAACAATTGGGAAGAATTTATATCAGGAGGTGAAGACGGTTACGCAAACCCTACATTTCCATATTTAACTGCATTAACAGGTTCAGAATACATAGTAAAACAAGGAACACTAGCAGATTATCTTGGACTACCTACAGGACAATACGGAACAAACGCTTCCGTAAGCACAGACACAAAAGTAAACAGTTTACCTTTTGCAGCATATAATAAAATATACAACGATTATTACAGAGACCAAAATCTAGTTGCAGAAGTACAAGACACAGTAATCGACGGATTTAACTATTTAGGCGATTTTAACCATATACAAAAAAGAG